CAGGAAACGTATATGATTGGATAAATATGTTTATTATGGAATTGAATAAATGTATTAACGCCAATATTATTAAGGATAAAAAGCTTTATATGGAGTGTGCTATTTTACCTGTTACTTTTGTAAATAGAGATAAACAGGTTAAATATATGACCGACCTTTATGCTAGAGGTAAGGGGTCTTTGACAGCTTGGGTTGCAAGCACTGGTTGGGATAGCGATGTATACTTGTCACTTATGGATTACGAACTGGATAATGATTGGGAAAATAAATATCCAACGCATAAGACGAGTTATACCATGAGTAGCAAAGATAGCGACCCAAGTGATGCAGACCACTCAAACGGTGGTAGAACTAAGGTAGCTGAAAAGACAAACGAAAATAGCATAATGAGCGAAAATCTAAATGGAAACGCTCAACCAAAACCTTCAACAACAAACTAAAACCTAAGTTGCGTTTAGTGACTAGGTTTATTTTATGTCAGAAAAGAGGTGAAAGTTAGTGTTTCATTGTGAAATAAGCGAAGCAAAGAGGTCGGACGGTCGCAGACGTGTAAAGTTGGTACTACACGAAATTCATCAAGACCGTAATCACTATAACAAAAATGGTATTAGTTACAATGAGCAGTATGTTAGAAATAATGCAGATAGTATTATTGGTATGCCTATTTGTGCAACATTTTTGGATAGTGAAAAAGATATTCCATACGACCATGGAATGACAGGTCAAGACGGCAATATGCCATTATTTGAAAATTCTGTTCAAGTAGGTTCTGCTGATGGTTGGTCTATTGAAGATATTCAGATTGATGGTGAGAAACATAAAGTTCTTATTGCCGAGGGTTATATTAATCAGCAACGTTATCCACATTTTGTTGAATGGCTTGAAAACAAAATTAATGATGGTGATACAATATATGGTTC